ATCCTAACTAGAGAGTTCCAAACGGTATTTTTAAAAGAACATTGAGTACATTCTACTCTAGTTCTAAATATCCTTTCGTATATAGCTGCGTACCTTTTAACCTCTTCTCCGCTAAACCTATTCTTTCTAGTATCTATAGCGGTCTTTATTAAGTTAAATTCTTCTTCCGTAAAACATTCGGGCTTTCTAGAAGGGAATAACTTATTTAGTTTTTCTTTTCTAGCGTCACATCCGCAGTCTTTTCCTAAAGTATCAAAGACGGTATCTACTATTTTTTTTATACCCGTAGCTTTAGTTACTTTCTCTATTTTAGATCCTAGTCCTGTAGATAATACAGAATGATTCTTAACCCATTCCTTATACTCTTTAGTTCTCTTATCGGTCGGTATCGATTCTTTCCCAGTCTCCGAATTTGTAGTCTTCATAATTTTCCTCTATTTTATTTTTTATATCTAATTTAAGATTTTTTAAAGTATTAAATATACTAACCCAGCTAATTTTAGTTTCCGTTGCGAGTTTTCTTATACTCATATCCGTCTGGCTATAGAGCCTCCAGATCTTTTTATCGTACCAATGCCAATCTTTAGCTACGTCGTCTACTAGAAGGCAAATTTTATGAAACGCCTCGTTTTCCTCTATATTATCCTTATCGGGTAATTGTAAAAAACTTTCGTCTATATCTATACTTATTATACTTACTTTTTTCTTTTTATTATAAAATTGGTAAGCTAAAGATCTTAAAGTAAAAAACATATATCCCTCGCTTACTTTACCGTCTTTTATTATTTTATCGGGATCGCTATACTTAGTTAAGGCAATATAAGCCTCCTGGACTATATCCTCAGCGTAAAAATCGCCTATTAGACTACGGACTATTCCTACCCAATACTTATGCCTTTTAGCTACTATATTTAACCAATCTAAGTTTCTATCCAAACTACCGCTATACTAAAAAATATTATACAAACCTGTAGCGTATGCTCTCTTCCTTCCTCGTAGTCGGTATAAGAGTAAAGACTACCTACCATAACTCCGAATATTGGGCCTACAGAAATCTCCGCGTTTAATACTAAACCTATAAAGATTTTTAAAATTGCTAATACTATAAGTATATAAAATAATGTAATCAAAATAAAACCTCTTCTAAATTAGACTTTTTACTATGTAGTATATCCTTACCTAAAAATTCGAATCCTACATTATTTTTTATCATTCGTAGACGCAAAGGCTCTTGATAAGGGGTGCATCTTCCGCCTGTTTCCGTTTCCTTGACCTTTAAAACGTGAAGCTCGGAGAACATCCAATCGGTAGGGTGGTTAGTCATTCTATGACAACAGACTACGTCGTCGGCTCTATTACCCCATTTACCGCCACCTTCTACGGAGGCTAAACCTAGAGGTTGAGGTAAGTTCTCGTACTCGTGGCCTTTAGGGTAAACCTTTCTTAGAGCTTCCGTTACTCCGTGGGCCGTAAGAAATACGGTTATATTTTCTTTCTTAGCGAAGAGCCTAAATTCGGAAGCGACTCTATAATCGTATAAATGAGAACCTATACCTCTTAGTATTTGCGAGTCTACCGTAAGAGAGTTATAAGGGTCTATAAGAAGAGCGTCGTAACCCCAAGCGTCTTTTATAGCTTTAGCTTCATTAAGTAAATCTTTATAAGTATATAGATCTTCTACGTCTATTACTTTAAAATACTCGTTAGACCATTCTATAGTATTAGCTATTTCTTCTTCGGAAGCGGTATGTATAGGCTTACCCATTTTAAATTCTATTATTTTTCTTACTATCGAGTCAGGCGTATTTTCGCTAGACCATACTAAGAATTTTAATTTATGTATAGAAGCCCAGAGTACTAAAAAATATATCATAACGGAACTTTTTCCGACATTTGCGTGGCCTATCCAGAGGCAGAAATTACCTTGCTTATATCTTATATATTCGTCTATATCGGGTACTCCTACTTTTAATCCTTCTACTATTTTTCCGTTTTTTATATCGAAAATTCTCTCTTTTATTTTATTTGTTTCAGCTATCATTTATTTAAACTTTGCGGTAGTCTATTATATTTTTTCTCTATTTTCCTAGAATGATAATCTTCTTTTTCTATATAATATCCTACTATGGGATTTACTAGATAATTCCAAAAATCTTCTGGCATTACTCCACTTCTTATTTTCATTATATAAATATATAAAAAAAAAGGGGCTTATAGCCCCCTTAATTAATAAGGTAAATCAACAGAAACTCTATCCGAGTTCTGCTCTCGATTCGTAACTTCGTTTCTTTCGGCTACGGAGATACCTCCTTCTCCTATCCATTTTACGGCTGCGTTACCTAGAGTAATAGGCTTTACCTTATTATCTCTATCTTCTTTAGATATAGTCTGAGTAACCCAAACGTTATTACCGTAAGAAGAAGAGTTCTGTACCATAGCGGTAAAATTAAGATAAGTCTTTCCGTTCTTACCGTTTATTAGTCTTGATTTATCGATCGCAGTAAGTTCAATACTTCCTGATATAATCGCGGTTGTCTTTTTTTCCATTTTATTTCTACTTTTAAATTATTATTATTAAAATACGTTTTTGATATACTAGATCTTTTCGAGTTCATTAGCTACTTTATTACCTACTTTATATAAGTTTCTTAGGTCTTTAATAGTATACCCTTCTTTTATAAGATCTATAGCTTTATTATAGTCTGGAGTATTAAAGTTAAGCCAAGGCTTTTTATCGTCATCTTCGACCTTAGGTAAAGGAGGTAAACTACTTTTTACTTCTCCTCCTAGTACCCAGTTAGCGTATTTCTCGGCCGTTTCTAAAACTTTATCTTCCGTCTTAGATTCTTCTTTAGCCCAAAATACGTTCGCGTTAGTTAAGGCGTTTTGCCTTATAATGTAAACTTGAGTTTTATCGCTCATAATTAATTATTTAAAGTTATCTTTTACGAAGTTACTAAAAAATTCTTAATAAAAAAAAGGGTAAAGATTAAACCTTACCCTCTTCCGCATTAAAACAAATAATTAATTTAGAGAAAACTCTTTAACTTACTAGAATACTCTGCTATCATTTCTTCTAATTCGTCGATAGTAAATTTAGTTATTTCTTTACTTTTTAAGCTTAATTCTTCGGCTAAGTTATTACCAAGATATTTACTAAACTCGTACTGCATCCCGTTTCTAAATCTATTACAGTATCGGCATTGCGGTTTAACGTTTCGTTCGTCCCATCTCGTTGCCATAGCTTTTCGGCTTATAAAGTGTCCCGCGTCGATAATGTCTTTTTCCCAGAGTCCTTTTTTACCGCAAGTTACGCAGGTACAGTATCCGTATTTATCAGAATTACTTAGTCTTATATATTTAGAAAATACTTCGTCTAATCTTCTTATTACTCTAGCTCTCTGAGGTTTTTTAGCTTTAGTAGACATTATTTTATTAGTCTAAATGGTTTAGTAATAAATTACCATCTACTTCGTTAAATCCTTTTATAAGTCTGTAAAGATATTTACTATCAGCTTTTACTTTAGTTTTTTCTTTTTTACTAGAGTCTAAACCTACGTTGGTATAACTTATAGCGTCTAATTCTAATATAGCGTCGGTACGTTCTTTTACCGATAATTGGAAGTCTTTAGCTATTTTCTCCGCTAATTTTCTAATAGTCATATCTTCACTCATTTACTTTATTTATTTAAGGTTACTATATTAGTAGCCTCCACCCGCCAAAGGTAGAGGTTATTTTTTTAAATTGTAAAATAAACTTTTTAACACTACCTACCTTGGCCTCTATATTTTTTCTTATAATTTTTAGAGGATTTTAAAGCCGAAGATTTAGATTTACTATGCGTTCCCTTTCTTCGTACTTTATTTTTTTCGTAGTTAATAACTATTTTCTTCATTACTAACTAGACTTATCTTTAAGCTTCTCGTAAGTTCTTAAACCTCCGAGACCTAACATACCCATTAGGACGGTAAATAAGCTATTAGTATCGAACTCTATAGGTTTTATATCCGTATAGGCTAAAAGTAAAGGCATTACTATATAATGAAACGCGAAAGCTATACCGCATACCCATCCGATAAAAGGCCTCCAACCCGCTACGAATACCGTTCGATGCTTAGCCTCTATTTCGTTAATCTTAGTTTGTATCGCTATAAGCTCGTTAGGATCTAGTTCTTTTCCTTTTATAGCTTCTCGTATCTCCCAAGCTAGGTTACCCGCTACCGATTTTCTTCCGTCGCCTCCTTTAAGTAATCCTAATAAAAGTTTAAGCATAGCGTACTTCCTACGGTATTAGTAAGTCCAGACCGAGTTAGGTTTAGTTCCTCCTTGATCGATAGAGTCTGTATCGGCGTGAATAAATGTTTTAGCGATCCCGATACGTTTAAATCCCGCTTTAATAAGGGCGTTAAGAATAATATATCTTTCGTTTCCGCTACCGACTCCGATATCTGCGGCCTTTCCGATAAGGTGTGAGCTATTTTCGACACCTCCGATTTTTTCGTTATGTTCCCTAGTTCTATATCCGCTCGTAATTCTAAAGGGTATATTAGCGTACTCTCTAGCCTCTTCGAGTTTTTCGAGAAAAGTTCTATCCATATTAATCCCAGACTCGCTAAGAGAAGGACAATCGAACTCGCTAAGAGTAAAGTACTTCATTTTTTTAGTTTACTAATTTCTTCTTTTAGTTCTTTAAATTTACTTTCTAAAGCGTCGGGTATTCCGTCTTTATCTTTATCGGTAAAAATTCCGTAAATAGTTAATCCCATCATAATAACAACGGCGAATAACAAGATTGATAAAATAATAACTATCGTTTCCATAAGTAATATATTTCTTATTAATATACAAAAGCTGTCTTAAAGGGCAACTTACTTCCTTTTATCTCTTTGTAAATACTCAAGGTCTTTCATAAAGTCTCTCATCTCTAAAGTAATAGTTCTTACTTCAGCTTCGAGTTCTCTTTGATTCTTCCAAGTGTATTCCTTTTCGTTATATTTAAGTTTAGCTACGTCAGAAGCATTAGTTTCTATCTTGGCACTTAACGTATAATAAGAACCTATAATAGAAGCAAACATTGCAGCTATTGTAATTATCTGTGTAATACTGATGCTAAAGTCAGCCTTGCCATCTCCGTTAATATCTATCTTACTACTCATTTTAGTTTCTTACTTATTGAAATTACTGTATACCCTATTGCTAAGAGAAGAGAAATCGTCTGAAGATAGGGATTAATCTCTGTTATTGATAATGCTAATGCTATTGCGTTAAATCCGTATATCTTCAAATTCTCCATTATTTATGCTATTGCGTTAAATCCGTACTTGTCATAGTTTAAGATATTTCAATCAAATTTAAAGACTCCTCATTCCAAATATATATATTACCGTCTGTTGGGTAGGGTACTGG